ATGGACCCAACCGACCTCGGCCCAGGCACAGCTACCTGGCTGGGCGGTACGGGCACAATCCTGCTGGGTGGCTTCCTGTCGTTGAGGAAATTCCTCTCCCGGGATGCGACCGACCGCGCAATGGACAATGCCGACATCGGCACGGTCCGCCGATTGAACGAACTGCTCGACTCGGAACGCCAGGCGCGCAAAGAGGCCGAGGCCCGCGCTGATCAGTTCGCCAAAGAGCGTAACGAGCTGGCTGCAGCCGTTGGTCGGATGGAAGGGCGCATTGATGCCCTTACCAGCCAAGTCGCACAGCTCACCGACAAAGTGACATCGCAGAGCTCGGAGATCTCCCGCCTGCGCACTCAGCTCGGAGGAAACAACTGATGGAAAAATGCGCAATCAATTTCATGGCCCGGCATTGGTGGAGGCGGGTAGAGGTTTGGCTGATCGCCATCCTGCTGCTGGCCGGTGGCGCAATGCTGGGCTTTCAGGTTGCCGAGTGGCGACTGTCCAGCTGGTACACCGCCCAGGTCGCCGAAGTGCGCCGGGGTTACGACGAGGCCACCATTCAGCGTGACATGCGACTGAACAAGCTGGCCAAGTCTGCCACCGAGGCAGCCGTAAAGGTTGAGGGTGCTGCGGGCAAGGCGACGGAGGCGGCAGAGGTGGCCAGCAAGGCCGCCGACAAAGTCAACGAGGCGGTAGAGCGGCAGACGCCGTAGCGCGCCACGAATTAAGATCCTGCAATTTCGTGGCGCGGTAAGCATGCGAGATCGGTGTCAATCAGAACGAACTGCGATTCAACACAATGTGAGTCAACTTCGCGACTGCTTCGGAGTAAGTGACTGCCTTTACGCCTTGGTCAGGAGATCCACCCATAATGCTAGGTCCGCGGGCGAAGTTATGGAGTGTTGTATTAATCTCTCCCTCAGCGCCACCCGCTCCTGGAGTGTGCCAGAGTTCAGGGTTTCGATTGGTGCGTACAACCACTTCAAACAACGCGGCAATGAGGTCTCCTGGGTTTTCAATCGTGAACCCATCGTCAGCCGTCAGCGTAAGCTGATCAACTGGAGGTAGCTTAGTGCCATAGGCTGCTTGAGCAACGGATCGCACCATATTAAGCATTTTTGCGACGTCAGCCGGGCTTCCTGATTGAAGGCTATAAAAACGAAGTTCTGGATTTTCGAGCATTTCTGTAGCGTATTCGAGGACTTTTTTCATAGTTAACATCTCTGAAATGGATCCATATTAATACAGGCCATTAGCTACTACCTCAACTATCCTTTCGTATTAAGGGGATTCAGTCATGACAACCAATCAACCCGACTGGAAGTCGGCATGAATAGGCCAAGTCCTCCGGCCGGCCTGCTGAAGCTGTCTGATGAGTCCGACGTTTTCATGCGACTGAAGCCAGCTAATGACGTTTGGGAGTAGATTCAAAGCGAGATCCTTGCCGACACCGGCAGCATCCACAACGAAGATCATGCCCATCTGATCGATGCTGACATCTGCATCATGTGGGCTTCGTCTGCATTCACGAAGCAGGGGCGTACTGTACTGGGACAGGCTGAACAGGTTGCATTCCGAGCCGGTGGTTGGCAGAAGGCCCGCATGGAACAGCAAATGCGTGACTGGTTCGGCTACGTACCGAGCTACATCATCACCCTGGCCGCCGATTACTGCTCGCAGTGCAGCGATGCAGACTTCTGCGCACTGGTCGAGCATGAGCTCTACCACATCGCCCAGGCAACCGATCAGTACGGTGCGCCCAAGTTCACGCAAGACGGATTACCGAAGCTTGAGATGCGCAGCCACGACGTCGAAGAGTTCGTCGGTGTGGTTCGTCGCTATGGGGCAAGCCCGGACGTCCAGCTGCTGGTTGACGCTGCAAACAAACCTGCCGAGGTAGGTAAATTGAATATATCGAGGGCCTGCGGAACCTGTCTGCTCAAGTCGGCCTGAAATTTGACAGGTATTAGACGGAATCCAACCTATGGCAGCCCTGAAGCATGAGGTGAAGAGCTTCATCGTTCAGGCGTTGGCTTGCTTCGACACTCCCTCGCAAGTCGTAGAGCAGGTCAAACTAGAATTCGGCATTGTGATATCCCGCCAGCAGTGTGAGTCGCACGACCCAACCAAACGCGCTGGAGCAACTCTTGCGGCCAGGTGTGTGACGCTGTTCCACGACACACGCAAGCGTTTTCGGGAAGACACGGCAGAGATTCCAATCGCCAATCGGGCCTACCGACTGCGTGCCCTCGGCAGGATTGTTGAGAAGGCCGAAGGTATGCGCAACCTTGCGCTGGCCCTCCAGGTGTTGGAACAGGCTGCCAAAGAATCCGGCGATATGTACGTCAATCGCCACCGTAAGGATGAGCCGGGCGACGAACCGGCGATTCCGACTCGCATCCAGGTCGATGTAGTGGACCCGAGGAAGCCTGATGCCCAGCCTTAACGTACCTCAATCGAAATTCCTGCTGCCCCACAAGTTTCGTGCATTCGTGGCCGGTTTCGGCTCTGGGAAGACGTGGGTCGGCTGCTCGGCGCTGAGCAAGCACTTCATGGAGTGGCCGGGTGTCAACGCCGGTTATTTCGCACCGACTTACCCGCAGATCCGGGACATCTTCTATCCAACGATGGAGGAGGTGGCTTACGAGTGGGGCCTGAAGACAAAGATCAATCAGGCAAACCATGAGGTTCACATCTACAGCGGTCGGCAGTATCGCGGCACAGTGATCTGTCGCTCGATGGAGAAGCCGCAGACCATTGTTGGCTTCAAGGTCGGGCACGCCCTGGTCGATGAGCTGGACGTTCTGACCTCAATCAAGGCGCAGCAGGCCTGGCGCAAGATCATCGCGCGAATGCGTTACAACCTGCCCGGGCTGAAGAACGGCGTGGACGTCACCACGACACCGGAAGGCTTCAAGTTCGTCTTCCTGCAGTTCGTGAAGCAGCTGCGCGACAAGCAGGCAGGCTTCACAGTGATCGCACCTGCGGCCAACCCGCGCCAAGCTGTTCCGCGATGGCGGGCTGACGCTTGAGTGCTTCTCTGAGCTGCAACTTGACCGCAACTTCAAGCCGTTGACGCTGGAACAGATGAAAAATCTTGAACCGCTGGCTTTCGAGCGGGCTGGATTGCTAGTCTGAGTAAAACCACCAGTCTAGGAAGGCCGCAATGTTGAGCAAATTAGGAAGTAATGACATCCGCAAAATTGAGGACTTGTTCCTCATGGCAGTTGACAACAGGCAGACCCCGCTCTCAAGTAAAGCTGCTCAAACGCAGATAAAAACTCTAACGACGAGACTTCGAAGCGAAGGATCTCTCCAAAACAATGATTTGATTACTCACTTCAACGACATGATTTCCGATCCTGCTATCGAGAGCCTTGCGCGAAAAAAATCTGCCCGCAAAGTTATCGAAGCGGCTGACCACACGGGCACATCATTAGCTGGCAATAGTGAGGTTTTCGAGCTGTACCTTATTTAGCTTCATAAAATTTGCGAACAGAACCCAGCCATGCGCTGGGTTTTTTTATGCCCGCAAAGCGGGCTGACAATACCCAAGGGGTGCATCACCGTGGCAGAAGAAAACGAAATCGACCTGGAAAACCCGGCAATCAAGGCCGCTATCGCGACTGCCGTTGAAGCATCCGTTTCGGGGCTGAAGACCAAAAATACCGAGCTGCTGGGGAAGTTGAAAGACACCTCCACCAAGCTGACTCAGTTCGAAACCCAGTTTGAGGGCATCGACATCGACGCCGTCAAAGGGCTGCTGAGCCGCGCCGGTCAGGACGAGGAAACCAAGCTGCTTACAGAGGGCGAGGTGGACGAGGTGTTCAACAAGCGTACCGAGCGTCTGCGCGGCGACTATGACAAGCAGTTGAAGGCAATCAGCGAGCGCGCGACGAAGGCTGAAACATTCGCCGCCAAGTTTCAGGGCAAGGTCCTGGGCGACTCGGTGCGCGGCGCGGCCCTCAAAGCCGGCGCGCTGCCTGAGGCAACCGACGACATCATCCTGCGCGCCAAAGGCGTGTTCTCACTGAACGAGGAAGGCGAAGCGGTCGCCGTTGATGAGTCTGGTCAGACCATCCTCGGCAAGCACGGCAAGACCCCTCTGACCCCGCTCGAATGGGCGGAATCCTTGCGCGAAAGCGCTCCTCACCTTTGGCCAAGGGCCTCGGGTACGAATGCCCCGGGCGGGGGTGGCGGCCAGGCTGCACTGAAGCGCTCCGAAATGACAGCCACGCAAAAGCGCGACTACCAGCGTAAGCACGGCCAAACCGCATACCTCAATTTGCCCAAGTAAGGGGATTCACCCATGGCAACAACTGTGAACAGCGATCTGATCATCTACAACGATGAGGCTCAGACCGCATATCTGGAACGTGTTCAGGACAACCTGGACATCTTCAACGCGTCCTCCAACGGCGCAATCATCCTCGACAACGAGCTGATCGAAGGTGACTTCCGCAAGCGTGCCTTCTACAAGCTGGCAGGTTCGCTGGATCCAAGCGGGAGCAAGTCCACAGCGCGCATAGTCAACGGTGTGCTGGAGTTCCGCGCCGGTGACGTCGCCTACATCACCAACAGCCTTCCCTATGCGATTCCTTTGGAGTTTGGGCATTCAACCCAGGCACCGGGCGGCATGGTCAGAATCACCGTGGCGCGGTTCCAGCAGATCGTTGAGGCCGCTATCAGGAATCATCAAGTATGAGCCACAAAATAATCCGCTCACTGCTCGAGCAGAGACTGGCGGTGTGGGCGGCTGGGCGCAACCTGAGAAATCGCCTATCAGGGCGTCAGCTTTACGCCGGAGGCAGACGAGACGTATCTGGCAGCATTCATGCTCCCGGCCGGCACCGACACACTGTCGGGCGATCACCGCGTCTACACAGGCTTGTTCCAGATCAACGTTGTGACCTCGGCAGGCAACGGGACCGGGGAAGCCGAGGGCATTGTCGACGATATTGCCTCCCTGTTTCCGGCCTATCTCAGGCTCAAGCAAGACGCGTTCGAGGTGCTGGTGCTCACGCCGGTTGAGCCTGGACCTCCAATCACCGGCGACACCACGCTGACAGTCTCAGCCTCATTTCAGTATCGATCAGACGCCAACTGATTTTTGGAGAAAAACATGCAGAGTCACAACTACGTGCCGGGCGTTTCCGGCTGGAAGATTGATGAAAACGGACGCCTAGAGCTGAACGACGGGAATCGTCGCGTGATTGCGAACATGCAGATGGTGACCACAGCCGGTCCGGGCATGACCAATGATCAGACCCAAGCGTCCATCACTGAAAGCCTTCGCGAAGAGGTTTCTGCTCGCAGCCACGCAGATAAGTCTGTAGCCACTCAAATTGGCGCATTGCAGTACAATGTGGGCCGCGACATGCCTTTCACTGTTGAGGGTGATCAGGCGATTCTGAGCCGGGCAAGCATCGACGCTGCAAAGATTTCCCCACTCTGGGTTGTGCGGACGACCACCAACGCCGCAGGTCAAGCAGTAATGGCGGGCATTGGCGCAGGCCTCGGTTGCATGTGCGAAGGAGGACACACCAGAACCCCCGGCGACAAGGAGGAAAGGGCCGAGGTGAAGGTCGACTTCACAGGAGATGTATCGAAGCTCCTCGATAAGCTCCTCGCTGCGATCAGCGAAACCGAGCAAGGCAAAGCCCTGACCGCCAAGATCGACCAGATCCCATACCGCTCCGAAGTTCAGCTTTCTGATCGGGTCGAAACTCTTGAGGCTTGCGTCAAAGTGCTCAATGAGCATCTTGGACAGATGATCACAGCGGTTTGCGCGCTGAGCGAAAAGACTCTTCCCAGGTAACAGCCAAGCAATACCGCCAACCCCGCCTTGAGCGGGTTTTTTATGCTCGCAAAAAAGGAAATACTCATGGGCTTCAGACTCCCCAACGGCGCAACCCTCCAGATCGCTTCCGCCTACGGCGCAGCTATCCCGGTAACGGCGCTGAGCAATGCAAACCCTACGGTGGCCACTGCCGCTGCGCATGGCCTGCCTGACGGTGACATCATCGCCGTAACGTCGGGCTGGACTCGCCTGAATGATCGAGCTGCTCGCGTCGATAACAGCCTCAGCGGCACTTTCGAACTGGAGAAGATCAACACCGTCAATGTGCAACCTTATCCGGCTGGCTCTGGTGCTGGCTCCGTGCGTGAGGTCACAGCGTTCGTAGAGATACCGCAGATCGCGGACGTTGCCACCAGCGGTGGCGACCAGCAGTTCACCACTTTCGGTTTTCTTGCGGACGACGACGACCGCCAACTGCCGACGAGCAAGAATACAAGAACGCCGGCCTCATTGATGCCGATACGTTCAAGGAGTACTCCACCCGGATTGACGCGTCCCGTCAGAAGCTTGGTGATTTCAGCGAGACGCTGAAGAGGACGAGTTCATCATCTGCCCAGACTGAGCAGGCACTGAAGCAGCTGCCCGAGCAATTCACTGACATTTTCACCAGTATCATTGCCGGACAAAGTCCTCTGCTGGTTCTCCTGCAGCAGGGCGGTCAGGTCAAGGATTCGTTCGGCGGCATCGGGCCTACACTCGACGTGCTGGGCAACAAGATCAAATCCATTCTCGGCATAGGCGGGGGAATAGGCGCAGTAGGTGAGGCTTTTGAAAGTGTCGGAACCGGCGCTAAAGCGGCGGCCAACGGGGCAGAAGCTGCCGGAAATGGAATAGGAAGCCTTGCCGAGGGTGCAAACACCGCAGCCGATGCAAGCAAGAACGCAGCAGAGGCGGCTGGAGCTCTCAGGACTGCCGCAGCTGGTGCAGGAGTAGGGCTATCTGCCGTCCTTGGCCCGGTCTTGGTTGTCGCCGCGGCGGTTGGTGTGCTTTCGTATGCCTATCGCGGTCCGAACTGCGGCTACACCGGGCCATATGTCGATAAGGATGGTTTGCCCACTGACGACCCAGAGCTCGATACCTGCAACGGTTTGCTGACGACGGGCTGCACCGCGCACTTTGGCGCAGGCAACGAGCTTCCCTTTGGCGGGTTCCCCGCCGTATCCCTGATCGCGCGGAGTTGACCATGCTGAAATACATTTTGGCGGCAGTGCAGGAGCATGCGGCTGCTGAGTACCCTCGTGAGTGCTGCGGGCTGCTATTGAGCGTGGGGCGAAAGCAGCAGTACTTTCCCTGCTCCAACACGGCGACCGATCCAAATGAAGAGTTCCGCATCAGCCCGGAGGATTACGCCGCGGCGGAGGACTTTGGCACGGTGATTGGCGTTGTTCATTCGCCCCCCGACGCGACCAGCAGGCCGTCGTCACGCGACCTAGCGATGTGCGAAGCGACGGAACTGCCTTGGCATATCCTCAGTTGGCCCGAGAGCGATTTGCGTACCATAGTTCCCACCGGCAATACGCCGCTTCTGAAACGCTCGTTTGTGCATGGCGCTTGGGACTGTTGGCAGGTCTGCGCCGACTGGTACAAGCGTGAGCTCGGCCTTGAATTCGAAGCATTCGAGCGCGCGGATGGCTGGTGGGAGAGCGCCGACGCCGAAAGCCTCTACGAATCCAATTACGAGGCGGCTGGCTTTGTCAGGGTGGATCAGCCTCAGCGCGGCGACATGATCGTGATGGAGGTCGGGCGTACCAAGCACCCGAACCACGCCTACCGCTATTCTCAAGCGGCTACTTAA